TGCATTTTTAGCCATAATGTCGGCTGACTTCTTAATTTGTGCATTTTCAGCCTCTTTTACTTGCACTAAATGAGCAATATTCGCCTTAAATGCCTCTAGTTCGCGTGTAGTGCGTTCATAGCACGTTTTATAATAAAAGGTAAGTGCTAGTATCAACCCAATACAAATAACGCGCCAATGAGCAATAAAGAAGTCTAAGAATTTACCTAGAAAAGCGCGAATGAGTAAAAATGTCATTTATCCGCCTTTTCGCTTTCAAATTGAATCAGTAGGTCAATAAAATGTTTGGCTTTCTGCAAATCCTCTAAGCCATTTTTTAATCGCCATCGGCAAAGGTACTTAATCGCAGTAGCCTCTAGGTAAGGGATTTCATTCTTATAGCAGAATTCGGCAGGTTGAATAGCAAAGCCCTTGTAGTGGTTGCCACCAAATTGGATTTCGGTTGCCTTCATAGTGATGGTCTAGGCATGAAGTTATCGGCTTTAATCTTGTAGCTATACATATCATTCTTTTCGTCTGATAGCTCTACATGAATAACATCACCCTCATGCGTAAAGCACCCATCTACCTTATCGCCAGTTTCAATGTTGATTGCGTAAGCATAGTTAAGCTGAACACCTGCATCGGCTTTCCATTTCTTACACTCGGCACTTGATAAAACAAGTTGCACGTTTCGGTCTAGTTGAACATAAACCTCTTTAGGCTCTTGCGCCATTGCTGAAAGTGACGTGAGTAATGCTGTTGCTAATAAGATACGTTTCATTTTAATGACTCTCCATTAGTTCCATGTAAATTTCAAAATCTTCACCAGTAAACTCGATAAAACCATTTTCAAAGCGCATGACTAATACACCGCCATTATCGCCATCTGCTTCAACTTCAAAACTCATTAGCTTTTGTCCTAAAAACTTCTCACTGTACTTAATCGGATCGTGTGCCATTAGTAGTGTTCCTTTATGTAAGAAAGCGGTACTGCACATTCATCAAAGCCACCATCAGCACAGTTATGTAGAAGATAGAGTCCGCGCCAATAATTGTTATCTGACATATAGTCCTCGTCATGCTCGTAACAGCTACCGATAATCAAAGCTGTCATGTCTTTACCATCTGCACGTTTAGCAAAGGCTATCTGTCTGCCTTGTTGGTGTCCTGCAATACAACTCATGTGCTTTTTACTTAATAACGCTGCTGCTGTGCCTACTGGTCTGCCCATTGCACCACTGGTAAAGTAATGACTAAAGGCGATGCCTTCAATAACCACCACCTCTAAGAAGTCGTGTACTTCCCAGTCTTGGTAAGGCAAGTCATCTAGGCTAATTAACCCATCTAACTTTCTATCTTCATTGACTGCTCGGTTAATTCTGTTTTCATGGTTGCCTAGTGTTAAAACCATTCGTGGTTTATAAGCCTTCTGCTTTTGCTTCTTCATTGCCTTGTTATAGTCATATAGTGGTGTTAGCAACGCATCCATAGCCTCTCTAGCAGACCAAATATCTTTCTGATAGCTACGACCCTCAAAAGACTTCAAGCCCCTGTCGTAGGTGCTTAAACTCTCCATGTCTGCAAAGTCGCCAATGTTTACGATAACGTCAGGCTTTTTGGCAATAATGTAATTGCCGATTGAGGTTAAAAAACTAAAGTCATTCCCCGACTTCGCTTGTACGTCTGGCAAAACAAGTATTTTCATTTGATTTCCTGATGGACAAATAGCGCCCATAAAAAAGCCCCAATTAAGGGGCTAGAGAATTTCAATGGTTATAATGTCTTTTCGTTTTACAGCGTCATTAAGCCTTGCCATCAACATTTGAAACGTAACAACTGAATGACCTACAAAATCTGGGCGCAAAGACTCCCCCACCAATATACACCCTTCTGTGTCTTTGGGTGTATTTCCGTTATGAATTCTTACCCCTGCAAAGTTAGGCACGTTCAAAATAAGTGGCATCAAGCGTTTGAAGCGGATAGACATATCAATAATGACTTTGTAATGTCCTAATGGGATGGCGGTTTCACCTGCTATTTTCTCGGCACGTTCCTCATCTTCCATTGTGTCACAAAAGTATTCGCCATCTATTGATAGCTCTCCTGCGGTAAATCCTTTAGTGCCATGCGTACGTTGTACAGTAAGTTTCATTTAGCCTCCGTATTGCCTTTAAAGCCTAAAGCAGCACCACCACCAGCCAACACCAACCCTGCACCCGTGCCAAAGCTAACGGCATCCCATACTTGACCGCGATAGATTGCGTAGATCGCACAGCCTAAAAAGGTAATGACAGACATTGCCCATAAGATACGACCAATATCCCAAGTGTGGCCATCGTGGGTGGTAAAGCAATCCCTAATGAATCGGGTCATTTAATAACCCAACCATGAGCAGAGGCATAAGCATAAACAAACATAACTAAACCAGCAGAAGCCAACCCTCGCATACTCCATTTACCAAATGTGGAGAATTGTTTATCTAGCCACTCTGTTAGCCCTTCTTTAAATGCCTCTTTGTGTAGGGCTTTCAATTCTTCTGGTGACATATCATCCTCTCTACGTTTAAACTCTTGCATAATTAACCCCAATTATTTTACTTTCCTAATACCTAAAATACGCCCTGCAAACATCTGTCTAGGCTCACCATCATGTGACTTCCACCCAAAGTTATAGTCGTTATAGAAACCGAATATAGCTCTAGTCTTACCTTGTATCTGAAATCCCTCATTAGCCCCTACGCTAAAAAGTTTTAAATGCCAACCATAAGCAGTATTGCGAGATAGCCACCATACACGGCACAAGTATCTAAGTAGCCATGAGTTGTCGTAGTCAGCCTGAGTCTTGTTGATGAATAAATCATAATCGCCATACCAACCCCAATCCACCTCATGGTCAAACGTCTGCCACAAGTAAAAGAATGGGATTAGATTATCTCTACCTGAAGTCCTGACGGTAAACAGACAGGCAATAGGGTTAGTTATCCAGCATAGCCATGTAACTAACATTGCAGGGATAAAGAGTAATGCCCAAATGATGTACTTAAACAATTGATAACCTAGCTTCAGCACGTTTAGTAAGCACCTCAATAGCTACTGGTGTACCATTCTCTGCCATGCGAGTTATGATCCAATCTGTACTCGCTAGATAAGCTAAAGCATCAGCATTGATTTGTAGTTGTGTGTTATCAACATATACCGGAACCTCAGGCGGTGTTAGGTCTGTAAAATCAGCCACGGTGAAGCCGTACTTCTCAATGGTTGTGGTATCTGTTACTAATACCCATTGCTGTGCGGTATCGTCTTTCTCAAGGCGATAGATAGAGCCTTTTAGTACATTGATAAAAGCATCATGCTCAGGCGTTCCGGCAATAGCATCTAAATCTGATCGTGTGTTAATTAAGCGCATAGCGGCTCTCCATATGATTAAGTAAGTTATGTGAATCTGCCCAGCTTGCATGGCCTTTCCATGAAGCGATAAATCGGGTTAATCGGTCTTGCTCGTTGTGAGCGTAGTAATTTTCAATCTTGCGTTTAGCGCGCGTGACGGATGACTTTCTGAGCAGTTTGTGTGTAGGCCATATGCGGTAGCCTAGAAAGTTAATACCTTTGTTTACAGGTGATACTTGCCACTTACTGATCGTGAGTTTTAGTACGCTTGCGCTAAACTCAGTGAGCGCGGACTTTGTTTCTTTCAGTAAGCCAGCGTCTTTAGAAACCACGACAATATCATCCATGTATCTAGCCCATGCACGGTGGCCTAAGTTAAAGTGCAAGAACCTGTCCGCAGCGTTACCGTATAGGTTTGCAAATATCTGACTGGTTAAGCTGCCAATAGGTAGACCAAAGCCAGTAGCAGGCACCATTGAGCGGATTAGATTCATTGTTCTATCGCACACGATTTTATTTTCAATCATGGCATGCAGTACGCTTAGGTCGATAGACGGAAAGAACTTAGCGTAATCTGTTTTTAAGAAGTGAGTAGCCTCTGTCTTGCGTAGTTGGCTTTGTACAAAGCACACCCCTGCATGCGTACCTAGCCCAGTACGGCAAGCAAAGGTATTCGGCATAAGTGCATTATCAAATATGTCACCTACCACATTCACTAGCGCATGCTGCACTAAGCGGTCTTTAAAATCTAACGCTGAGATCAACCTGGACTTAGGCTCATATACAATAAATTGACGATAATCGCCTTGCTTCCATGCCCCAGCGAGAATAGCCTCACGAATGCGTAGTAAGTTCACTTCGTCATACTCTCTAAATTCTAAGTAGCCGAATGACTTTGTTTTGTTTAAGGCGGTTTTTCGGTACGCTTCGCGCAGGTTTTCTATGCTGGCGATGCGATCGATTAAGTTGTTATAGCGTTTACCCATAATATGCCAGCCGCGCCTTTCTCCCATTAGGGATACTCGGCGGTGTGCTGAACCTCTTAGTGTATTCGCCAAAGCAGGACAACATGGCTGACCACATTATTTTACTAGGCCTGCTTGACACCCCGTAGATGTGGCAAAGCGTATTACTAACCTCTTTTATTACATCGTCACAGACGCCACGCGCACCGATGTTCGTGTTCGAGTTCGTGGGCGAGTTGTTCCAGTTCGAAGCGCGCGAACCGGAGTTCGCAGCCTCATTCCAGTTGCCCCCGAGAAGCACGGCGTTATTGCCCATGTTGCCCTTTCCGCTTCACTCGTTTAATCCAACCACCTACCATGGCACCCACCTCCGCAAGCAAAGTTAAAGCTACTTGGTACTGGTGAATGGTCATGCCCCGGAGTTTGTTTCCTGAGATAAAGCGAAACCAAAACCGCAGATTAGCTAACCCTGCATCTGCGGCATAAACTTTTGAGATTTGATTAGACTTGCCTGCTTGGTCAAAAAGCTCTACCTGCCCTAGCAATGCGCGAATAAACATATCACGCGCAACACCGTGTTTACGCGCCATATTCTGCGCGATAGGGTAGCAATAATTAATGACGGTCTCGTACTTTTGCACGATAGCCATTTGTTCGTAACTCACTTCTTGGTCAACAACTAAGTCCATATCTCACTTTCTATTAGATTAATGTCGGGGCTTTCGCCCCTCCTATACAAGGGTCAGGTGGTCACAGACGCCACGCGCACCGACGCTCGTGTTCGAGACCGGGGGGGAGGCGTTCCAGAACGAAGCGCGCGAACCGGAGGCCGCAGCCTCACTCCAGAGGCCCCCGAGCAGCACGGCGTTTGACAGGTTGTAAGTTGAACCGCGACTTTGTGTATTGGCTGTATATGCAGTCGTACCGTATGGGCCTCCAAATTCGTCACCCCAAATCCACATACAACCCGTGGCTTGAATAACACCGAATTTAGAGGTAAATAGATTCCATGCGCTCGTTGCCCCTGTACCTGATACGCCAGTCGTTGGCACGTCAGTACCGCCGCTAGAAGTAGCTTCAGTCGTACCATAAGCCAGTGCTGCAAACTCTGAATAAGTTGGGCTACGCTTACCTACATGCTTCAATGCCTCGTTGAGATTCCACCAGTTACCATCAGCATAAGTCAGTGTGCCGTTGCCACCGTATAGCGTTGAACGTTTAGGCGGTGCAGAACCGTCTGCAATAGATACGTTATATTTGCTTGAGCCGTTGGTTAAATAATCCACACCGAGCAAGTAAATATCAGCCCAAAAATCATCAGCAATTAAAGCCATACCGCGTGGGTCTGAGCAGGCAGGTCTAAACTTTAAATCCCATAAAGAATAAGCATTAATCGCCGCTGTAGTATCACCACCAGCTTGTGCAGCAGCGTTACCACCGGGCGCATAGTGAAAGCCACCGATTTGACGGCTATTGCTAATGGTGTAACCACTAGGCGCTGTGAAACTTGCATCAGCTCTAACAGTTCCGTCAGTACAAGCATAGATTGCATAGTCAGTACCAGCGGTTAAGGTTGGCATAACTACTGTTGCACTAGAAGCATAAGAATAGACAGTTGAGCCAATAGCAACCATCAATGCTTGTGAAGTAGTGGCTGTTCCTGCTCCTGTCTTAGTAAATGCTACTGTAGTGTTGTCTTTAGCAAATATACTTTTAGTGAGAGCCATTGTAACAATGCCTGTGGTTGTGAGGTCAGTAGCCACCACCGTTGATGGTGTGGTTGCACCTAATGTGCCGTTTAAGGCTTTGTTGGTGAGTGTTTCACTTCCTGCGAGTGTAGCAAAGTCACCATCTGACAAGGCTGTGTTAAATTGCGCTGTTGTGCCTACTAGCGTGTTGCTAGTTAGGTTGACAGTTTTGTTGGTGAGTGTTTCGGTGCGAGCAGAGGCATCAGTATAAACAGTCTTAACAATGCCCTGTACGGCTCTTAGGTAATCATCTGCGGTAGATAGATTATCTGAGCCAGCAGGTGAGTTTAATGCGGCTGTCGTGGAAAGGTCTGTAATAGAACTAGGTATAGGGGGCATTGCATTTCCTTTAGGCGAAAAAAAACCAGCACATGGCTGGTCTGTTAATCAATATATTAGTTATAGCTATTCGTTGTCCGTCATTATAACAGCGTTGACAAGAGTTGGGTAAAGGGTTAATGTTTTGTTATGGAATTTACAGATTACTTAATAATTAAAGGTGTGGTTATTGTCGTTGCTTGCTGCATCTATGGTTTTTGGCGCGGTATTACTGGGCGATAGCCACACTAGGAATACTTAGCAAGCCGTACTTCTCTAAAATTGCATTGATCGCAGGTTTAGGTGCGTTGCTTTTTCTCAAATAACTTTGAATTGTGTCACCAGTAGTATTTGGATTTTGTAATAATTTAGCCATATCAGCATCCATTTTCTGTAATGGTTTAGTTAGCGCAAAATCACGAACCGCATTAAATCCACGACCTATTTTATTCATACCCATTAAACTACCAAGTAAACCTGATTGTTCGCCCTTAGCGTTGTAAGCTAAATGCTGATAAGTTGGTGAACCTAAACCTTTACCTAAGTTGTCGCCCATATCAACTAACTTGTTATCCTTAACGATATTCTGCAAAGTTTGATACTGCTTAGGCGACATTTCACCTATTAAAGTAGAACCTTTAAATCCTGTAACTTTCTGAGCTAAAGTGTCACCAGTATCTTCTAATATTGAAGCTAGAGCATTACGGTTAAATTGTAATGGCGCAGCATCGCCACGATAGCGAGCAGGTATAAACCTATCTCTAATCTCATTACCAATATCTAATTGGTTAATAGGTTTAGATTTTTCTGCAAACAAAGCATCTGCTTTTCGCATTTCAGGAACTACGTCAGATAAATAGTTATTAAATGCACTTGAAGCGTCAAATAAGCCTTTTTGCGTCATTCTTTCACCAGTTGATGCGCTAGGATTAAACTTTTTTGCAGCATCTAACGCAAATTTTACTTCTTGTAATGTTTTTCCTGAATATACGTTTTTAACATCATAACTTCCAACATCATTGCGTATAGGATTTGAATATTGTGTTGTTTTTGTACCATAATAATTAGGCGCAAAAAATGGCTCATCACCTAAAGCATAAATTTTATTTCCTTTTAACTGCTCACCTATTGCGTCTTTTACATATTGAACGCCACCATCAACACGCATTTCTTCTTTAGGAATATAACCTAATTGTTCTAACTGTTGCGATATGTCATCAACACCTAGACCATTTTTATTAAAAAAACCTACTGGTGCTTTAGCTGCTCTGCCTGTTCTTTCACCTGTTATATCTTGAATATGCCCTAAATTTACACCGCCCATTTTCCTAATTTGCTGGATAATATTTTTACCCTCACCGCCGCCTATTTTTTCGCCTTTCAACAAATCAGGTCTGCTAAATTCTGAAATAGCTTGTGGTGCTTCGTCTTGGTAAATTGTGCCACTTAATATTTTGTCATCAACGATTGAACCCTTGCCCCGATTCATTGCATTTAATTCAGCAGCTTTATAGGCTTGATTGATTGCAGGTCTTTTTAGCAATTCGTCTAATTGTGGGCTTGATTCAATCATTGCGTTTTGACCTGCTTCATACAATGAGCTAACTGCATCATCACGCGCAGTTACAAGGTTAATTCTTGCTAAGTCATCACCACCTAAACCGTTAGCTGCATTGGCTAAAGCCTCTGATTGTGATTTAGAGAAGTCACCGAATAATCCAGCGTTACGATTCTTAAACATTCTTTCAAACGCTGCTAATTCTGCGTTATTCGCTACCTGACCAGCACTAGGCATAAATCCTGCCGTATTGCCTTTTGCACTTGCTAATCTACTTGCAACATTAGAAGCATCATCACCTAGCATATTGACTAAGTTTTTATTAAGTATCTTTTGGCGACCTGCTTTAGTAAATGGCGCAATAGCTCTGCCACCTAACTTAAATGTTTCATATCCAACTTTACCGACAGCAGGGATTGCCCCACCAACAAAAGCACCTAAACCTGCGCTTTCAGGGTCAACAACACCTGCACTAACACCACCGTTAATAGCACCACCAGCAACGCGAGTAGCACCATTTAAGATAGCATTACCGCCTGTGTTACCTAGTGTGAAGCCACCACTTTGAATAGCTTTAGCAAGTTTAGGTGCGTTAGATAATAGCTTTGAGCCACCTATTACGTTTCCTAGCCCTGCTGTTCCTGCAATCTCGCCACCAATCTTACCTGTGGCATATAGACCGCTTTCAGGGTTAGCCCCCATCATTTGCAAGCCTTCATCCATTCCCTTGCGTCTAGCTCTATTACTCTCTAAAGATAATCCTTTGCCATCAATAGCGTCTGAAATAATATCTTTAGGCGCAAGAATAGTCGCACCGATAGAACCTGCACCACGAATCAACCCAGCAGTTAAATTGCCTAAGTTTTGTGGCACGTTCTTATAAGATAGGTTAGCAAACATACCCTCATCTTGTGGGGCTTCGCCAGCCATGAGCTTTAAGCCATTCTCTGACACCATACGCAAATCACCTTTAGCAATTTGCTGTAAATCACTATCTGATAATTTAGAAAAGTCCATTATTTTTTACCTTTGCGTCTTGCAAGTTCTTTTTGTGCTAGTAACTGAAAATCAGGCATAGGCTCATTATTTGGCATTATGCTTCCATCAGTTGTAGGTAATTCAGGAATATTTACACCGCCATCTTCTGTAAAGTAAGTTCCATTCCTTAATTGTTTTGCCTTTTCTGTGTTGTATTGAATACGTTTATTAGCAGCTTCAATTGCTCTATTAAATATCCCCTCACGAACTTTTGCAGGTTGTGAAGAAGAACCTTGAACCTCTAACAAAATAGCTCTTTCACCCTCTGTAGGCATACCGCCAAATATTGCTTTTAATTGTGGCAATGCTGAACCTTGTAACACGTTATCAAGCTCTTTTGTTGCATCTACCGTGTTAGGTCTAGCAAAGTCAGGAAGAATACTGCCAGCAGTTGCCAAAGCACCAGCCCCAAACCCACCCATTGCTTCATTGTTTATTGTTAAAGCTTTATTGAATGACTTAACCGCTTCTCTTGAGCCTTGTGTACCATCTTCTGTATCAATCAATTCTTTTTGAGCCGCAATAGACATTCCTCTAGGTTTATTTAGCAATAAATTTAATTGTTGCTCTCTTGTTAATTTATTTTCTCCAGCTTGGAAGTCTTGGCTTCTTGCTTGTTGCCCTGCTTGGAATCCTTGATTTTGTTTCTGCATTTGATAAGCTTGCTTAAATTGATTCTCTTGCATTGTCAGTTGTTGACCGAATTGTTCTTTACCCATAAGACGCTGAAATTCCCTATCATCAGCTTTATCAGATACTTGGAATCCTCTGCTTTCTGCCTTATCTGCAACTTGCCAGCCTCTATCCTCAGTCCTATTTGCTTGTTGGGTATCAAATTGTTGCTTTTGAAAATCCTCTTGGCGCTTACGATGCTCATTCATTAGTTGTTGTTGTCTAAACGCTTGAGCTTGTTGCATACCTTGTTGCACACCACCACCAAACGCAGGGGCAAACGCGCCACCATGTCCTTGATTGTTTGCTAATATGCTTAATCCCATTTGTAGCATTTGATTGCTACCCAAAGCGTTAGGGTCAAAGTTACTATCTAAAATGCCCATTATCTGCCCCCAAAATGTGGATAGTTGTTATATTGTGCTTGCGCCATTTGACGTTGTAATTCCTCTTTTCTAGCTAACGCCTCTTGCACACCGAAGTTAGGCGCAAAATTAGATTGATTATTACCTTGTACGAATGAGCTAGGTGAGCTAGGCGCTTGTTGTCTTGGCATCACATTGGTTTGCTTGTTGATGTTCTGTGGTTGTTGCGGTTGTTGCTGTCCGTTCAATAAGCCCATGCCTTGTTTAGCAATGCCCATGTTGTTCGTGTCACCAACAAAGCCACTTACTTGTTGCCCTAATCTGCCCATCGTTCCCATGCTGTCATAGCCACCTGTATAAGCGTTAGCGGTCATACCATCATTGGCGATAGTTTGCCCCCAAAACTCGTTATTCGGTCCATAAGCGGCATACTCAGGTAAGGTACTTGCTGCGGCATTTCCTGCTAATGCTGCGTTAGACGCGGCACTACCATAGCCTGCTGCCTCAGCCCCACTTGCGCCTAGTAATCCTGTTGCGCCCTGCGCTGTCATCGCATCTACACCACCAGCACCTAGCGCTGCGGCATCTGCCCCTGCTAATGATGCGCCTGTTGCCCCTGCTTCTGCTGCACCAGCGCCTACTGCACCAGCTTCACCCAAAGCGGCTAATGGCCCAATTCCTGCTAATCCAAAGCCTGTTGCACCTAAAGCGCCTAGCTTAACAATGTCTATCAATGATTTGCCCATGTCTTACTCCTAAAATAATAATGAGCCTAAACCACCAGCCGCGCCACCGATTAACCCTGCATTACCGCTATTGCCAAACATTGCACTCCCTAAAGCAGCACCACTTAAGCCACCGCCTATCATTGAAGCATAAGGGTTAGCTTGGTATGGGTTAGGGCTAGTTTGCATGGTTGTACCAGCGTTACCAATCGAGCCACTAATTGCTTTTTGTAATGTATCAAGGTTAGCGTAAGGTTGATTTTGTTGTGCTTGCCAATCACCGTATTGTTGATTAAGTAAGTCTTGGTTATAGCTACGTTGCACATCCCCTGCACCCAATAACTGTTTAGCATCGGTGTAGCCCATGTTTTGCATTTGTGGTGCAAGTTGCATCGCTTGAAGTTGGTCACTTCTTGCATTGTTATAAGCGCCTGTTGCCGCGTTACCAATAGCGCCTTGTGCTGCCATTTGGTTTTGACGTTCTGCTGTATAGTTAGCACCGTAAAGGTTATTCAATGAACCTGCCAACTGGCTATTATCCATTGACATTTTTTCATTCAATCCGCTATTACCAAAAGCCCCTGCGGTACGTTGCATAGAGGCATTTTGTGCGCCTGTGGTCTTATTAAAATTAGCACCAATAGCATCAGCCGTAGATTGCAAATAAGGGTTTGTGCTAGGGTTTAAATAGTCACCATTCGCTGTTGAGCCATATAAGTTTTGTACTGCACCTAATCCCCAATTCATGCTTGGATCTAAATAATCACCGCGTACTGTTTGCTGATAGGCATTACCTACATCACCTTGACCTTGAAAGCCGTTTAAGGCTTGGTCTTGTGTCATACCTAACCCTGTTTGCTGATTACTGTTTAAATCTGCAATACGCTGACCGTTATAGGGTGTATAGGCTTTATTAGATAAATCAGCCCCACGTTGCATTAACTGTTCTGCATACGGTTGAGCATAAGCAGGGAGTTGTTGTGTAGTCGTTTGTGTGACTGTTTGCGGACCACCGCCACCACCGCCTTTATAGTGCTTACGTTGAATATCCCATTGCTTAGGGCTACCGTGTAATAGTGCGTTATATCTCATGTTATTTCCCTGCGCTTCACAGCGTTAAAGAGTTGTTTATAATTTGCTACGCATTACGTTATATACTTTTTTCATACCTAGCTTGCTTTCCCATAATCTAGCGACTGCATCTTGGCAATGCCCCTCAACATAAGTAGCACCACCACGTTTTAACCATGCCTTAAACTCATCTGCCTCTTTCACCATCCCTCTACCACCTGTGGCTACCACATTGGCAATCCGATAATTAGGATAGTTTAAGAACTCCACAACGGCAGCGCCTGTTATCTTGCCCTCTACCTCTACTACAAATAGCTCTGCAAGCCCCTTAGAAAGCGCATAACGCGCCTGTGAAGCGTTCATTTCGCCTTGTGAGGTATCTAGTGCAGATTGTATAAATTTCTCTACCTGCACCCATACTGCATCAAGCTCAAATTGCTGAATATGTTTAACACTCATGTTTGTGTACCAATAACTGTGCCATCTGTGTCAGAAGTTGGCTGAGAAGATTTGATACGCAACCTACCGCTAGAATCAATCCAAAGGTGATAACCGCCCATAATAGGATGACTAGCGTTCCATAAGTAACCTTGCTGTGCTTGTAAAGTGCCATAAATGTCTTTTATATATTTAGTCAGTTGTAGCACTAAATCCTTTTCAAATTGGCTAGTAGGGTTAGGCAGATTGACTTGCATTACCGCACCCCACTTGGTCTTAAATCGTAAGCAATACCGCTAATTTCCATATCACCTACTGTCTGAACTGTGACACGATGCCACCGAGATGACTTCAATACATCAAACTTGCTATCCACCATCGTATTGGTTGAGCCTAGCGTTAAACTCTCACCCTCATTGGCTTTGTATTGGTTAGTCATGGTTGCGCTTGTCGGTGCTTGCAAGAAGCGTGGTTTAACGCGCCCTAACTGCATAACCTCAACGTCTGAACCTACATCACCAAACGTGATATTGGTCACGCCTGACGTGCCTGTGAGTGTTTTAAGCGTATGTGTACTATCCACTATCGCTGGGTATGGTGTAGTATTAGTCCAAGTCGGTGAGCCATAAGATAGGCTTTGTGCATCATAAGTACCTGTTGAACTATCGTAAGTCGTAGCGCCCGTTAAGAACTCAACGGCTGCCTCTACACCACCGCGCCATACCCCCCATTTATTCGCTTTATAGTTATAGATAATTGCGCCAGTAGGGTTGTTGCTAGAGTCATTACGCGGATAAAAGAACCATACATTACCTCTCACTCTATCTACGCTAGAGCGTATATTGTTGCGTAAGGCGGTATTCATATCGGTAAAGAACCAATCCTTAATCCCCATCCCTATTGCCGTTGGGAGTCCTGCGCCATTGAATAGGTAAATATCCTCTTGCCCTACAAATATATGTCCGATACCCTCTACGTTAGCAATAGCCTCTTGTGAACTGCACCCCACCTGACTAGGTACTTGTGTCCATTCCCAGACTAACGGTGAGCCGATATATTGGCCAACAAACATCCCTTTATCTTTATAAGCGACAAAGTTAGAGCCTAATGCTTTCATGGCACGAATAGCACCAGCAACATCAACTAATCGACCTGTGGTGGATTGTGTGGCTACGCTAGGAGTCCAGTCGGTATAATCATAGATAGCACTACACCACCATCTGTCTGATTGATCGCCATAAGTCGCTTCATTGGTAGCGCCCATCATGACGAAGCCTTGTGATATATCCATCACCGCGCATTTAGGTGAGCCTGTTACGTCTGCAAAGGCTGTTCCTGCCCCTGTTGATGCTTGTAATATGTCTATGCCATTACAGGCTAAAGTGACATTACCAAATACCCCAAAGCGCCATCTTTTAGAACCTGCTGTATAGTTACCGCCACGACTTCTATCTGTCCAAGTTAAAGCATCGCCCTCATAGAGCTTGGTATCTGTACCAGCGATTAACCTTGATGATGAGTCTAGTAGTTGCACACTAGCAATGCCTAAACACTCTGCCGATAAGGCGGCATAGCCTGTACTGTAAGCGCTAGGCGCGGCTTTATAAGAGCCTTTGAGTGTCGGAATAATGTTATCAGCAGATAGAATTACCCCTTCACTTGTTGGGTCTGCATCAGGAAAATAACCTGTAATTGGTATCATTACATAGTCCTAATATCAAATGAGCGCATCTTGCCAAGCTCTGTGCTTAATAAATCTTGTTTTTTGTAGTTTTCTGTATTGGCTGTTTTAATGGCTTGTTGATAGCGCATTTCGCTTGACTGCAATCTTGCATCATCTTTAATGTAAACTGCCGCCTCAACTAAGCATGAATGTAGGTAGATATTGGGATATTTTGTCATCACTAGATTTGTAGTATTAGTCTGCAAGCTAGGCACAGCACCCTTATAAATAATAGTGATGGTGTAAGCGGCATCAGGCAATGGCGCTACTTTCAATAAATTAGCCTCAACAAAGTAATATATGGGCTTTTGTTGCTCAGTATTGTATTGATAGTTAGTAGGGTCAAAGCCTTGCAATAAGGTAACAATACCCTCAGCGTCAGTAAGATACATTCTAACGACTGTGTTGATGTCGCTAGGGAGTGCGTAATCTTGCGTTCCTGCTACGGTGCTGATAGTTGATGACTTTTCTAAGTCTTGTATTTTTAAATCATTAGAAATGCGTGTTTCAGCAAGTGCAACAAAGTCAGGTATGACCGAAGTTAAGTCGTCACGGTGCATCCATGATGAAATACTCGATACTAAGTCGGTATAGTTAGCTAATGCCATAATGCCCCCAGTTGGATTATTACAACCCCCTATTACTAAGAGGCTGTGTAATCCAACTATTAGTTAGATAAGATACGAGCAGCTAACTGTGCGCGAAGTGTCTTGTAACCGTATAAAACATCTAAACGGCAAGGCAATGTGTCATAGTTAATGTCGTATTGGCGAGCGATACGCATAGAGATACCATCCATTACTTGGCGAGAACCCCATGCACCATATTTAGATACATCAATCAAGTCAGCCGTTGCAAAAGCAAAAGCGTCTTTGTGATATGCCAAAGATGGTTTATAGATAGCTGAAGCACCACCTACTTTAGTGATTGCAGCACCGTTAGGCATACCACCAGCTACTACATTTTGGCGACCAGTTGAAGTGAACAATGGAGGGCTAAATGCTAATGAACCAGCACCACCAGCATTGTCAGCAGTTACAACGAATTGCATTAAAACGCCTGTGTCTGCTTTAGTTTCAGGATGAACACGGTTACAACCAACAACAGTGAAAATATCACCTTTCTTGAATGTATTAGCACCAGTTTGAATTGTTACTGCTGTTGCACCTGTTGCTGAAGTTACAGCACCGTTTACTGTGTAGCCTGTTGTTGAAGCACAAGTACCCGTAGTTTGGTTATTTATCAATGTATTCTCATAGAAATCAAAGCCACCAGTTTTACCCATAGCACCATCACGGTATTGTTTGCTGATTGCTGTAGAATCTTGAAATAGACCTTTTAACGCATCTACTAAGTCCACGTTATCTTGAGTGTTTAGCAAGATTGTACGTTGGTCATCCGATGGAGTTAAGTTGTCATTCAATACTTTACGTGCGCCCATAACTTTATTGAAAGTCAAAGCAGAACCAATATTGTTTACGTTGTTAGCTACATCTAAAGCCATAGATAAAGCATCAGCCTCAATAGTAGAAGCTAAAACAGACATTGCTGGCTCTAAAATACGTTTAGAGAAGTCATCAATAGACAATGTTAATTCAGCAGAACTAAACTGAATGTCCACACCTTTTTGTGTTGCCACTTGTAAGGTTGTGCTTGACTCTGATGTGGCTTGTGCAGACAAAGTAGCGCCTGAACGAACTGTGTATTCGTTAGGCAAGCGGATTTTGAGTGAGTCACCAATCTTTGCACCCTCTTTAGCGAAAGAGTCATCGTAAGTACGATTGATCGTGCCGACAAAGTTAAGTTTTTGATGAAGAATCCGCAATGCTTCACGCGTAACTGCGGTTGGGGTTAATACGGTATTGCTGGTAGGTGATGCCATTTTATTATCCTTAAAATGTAAAAAAGCCCACTAAGGGCTTATGTGTTATTTGCGTTGTTTGTTGCGCCATTTAAGCCAGTCATCTACGCTCATATCATCAGGGTTAGCGTGACTACCACTTACCCCTGCTCTGATTGTTTTAACTGGTTTTGCTTCCACTACTGATGGTTTGCTTGCTTTAGCCTTATTTAAGGCTTCAAGTCCAATCTTGGCGTAATACAAAACTTTCACTTGGCGTGGGTCAACGATAGAGCTTAATTCAGCGTCATTGAAGCCAAGCTCTGCGCCCGTGCCTCTTAATGCCTTCGCTGTATCTGGCGACCAATTAGGTATTTCTTTAGCAAGAACCTCTTTACCTCGCTCTGCCATTTGCATCACAGTACGGGCTTGCTCTTGTTGGGCTTGCTGTTCTTGCGTATGAATGTAGTTAGCTAACTGCGCTCGCTGGTCTTTTGATTGGTTATACTCAAAGAAAGCCTTTTGAGCTTCAACAGGGTCTTGGTCACTCCATGCTTGCCAGTTGACTGATCCGAGTTGCTCTAGCTTTCCGTCAAGTGCCGATAGACTAGCGTATGCTTGCAGATTTGCTTGTTGTCGTTGATAAGATTGTGCGGCTAAGTTGCGTTCCTGCTCAAAAGCAGCGCGTTCACCTTCAATCGCCTTTCTTGTTTCTGCTACCTCTTGCGTTTTTTGCGTATAGTCAGACATTCGTAAAAAAGCATCTTTTAATTTAGGTGGTACGCGATACTTCTCACCCTCGTAGTCTATTTCTTCATCTTCATCTACTGCCTCGATGTCGTCTACGTTATCAGATACTTGCTCATCAGCAGGTTGCTCGTTAGAGTCTACTGTTTCTTGCGTTACGACTTCCTCATCGGCTTGGTCGTTTATTTCATCAGACATTGAATGTCTCCTAAGTCATTGTAGGGCGACCAACCCCCACCCAGCGCATCGCTGCGTTATGGTTAGCTATTGATACTGGTCAGGTATTACATTGAGGCAATCATGGACATCACATAGATAATGTCATCTTCTTCACGCTGCCTCTTAATTGCTTTATGAGCCTCTACCCTAGCTCTTAAATAGTTTTCGTTAATGCGTTTTAATAGTGCTTGATATTCGTCATCAGCGCGTTTTATACGCTCGTCTAATAACTTCTTATGGATAGCAAGTTTTGAAGCCTCTAGGCTTGATTGTGTGCGTGTAGCAGGTACTTCTACTTGCTTTAATAAGCGAATAACATGCTTAATCTCTTTGCGATCTTCAATGATGCCTAGCTTAATCCGTTCAGCTTCAATCTCTAAGGCTGTGGGCGGTAATATCTCTTTACGTTTCTTATCTCTTATCCAACCGTGAATAGGGATAATTTCGTTAGTCTTACCGATATATCCATCACTTAAACTAAAGCCAACATAACTATAACTACCAGTTAAAAGACTATCAGCATAAGAAGTACTACCCCCAACTTTAACATCAGTAATATCTTTACCAACGTAGCTATATGCACCTGTGGCTAAATTATCATTTTTAGCAAGTACATCAACAACGGTCTTACCTACTAGAGAATAACTACCAACCGATAATATGTCTGCGATAACTTTACTATCGCTAATACTTATCCCTGCGTAAGTATAAGTCCCCTTGCTTAAGGTATCGTTCTTAGCAAGTAAATCACTAGCATTAACGCCTGTGTAAGTATATGTACCTTTAGAAAGTGTATCGTTATGAGCAAATAAGTCTGTGACTGTTTTGCCTGTGTAGGTATAAGTACCCTTGCTTAAGGTATCAGCATAAGCCGTTGATGAGCTAGTCTTAACGTCATTAACTGCAATACCTGTATAGACGTAAGCACCTACGCTTAGATTATCGGCATAACTGGTTATACCACTAGGTAAACTACTTACTGGTAAGTATGATACTGGGCTAAAACCTAACATTGTTTACCCC